TAGGACTTGAATGGGCTGGTCGATGGACTGGCAAGTTTAAGGAGACGGCGCATTGCCAATTCACTGGCGGTCTGTCATTACTCGATTTTCAAAAGGGGAAAACATTATGAAAGCATATTTACTTGAACGTCTTAAAGAAGCATCAACATGGCGCGGTATCGTAGCGCTACTAACCGCCGTTGGCGTGACGCTATCACCCGCGCAAGGCGAAGCAATTATAGCCTTGGGTCTAGCCGCCATCGGTACCCTAGGTGTATTCACAGCGGACAAAAAGTAATGACCGCTATTCTTGCTATCATAGACCGCCTGCTACTATTAGTAGTAAGGTGGGCTGTGGCAAGAGAACAGGCGAAAGCCCAAAGGTTGCGCGATGCAATTGAAGAAAACCCTGCTGACTGGTACATTGCTCATTTTAACAGCATGTCAGACCCAGCAAACACTCCAGCCAACAAAACCACACCTGACGATACAAAAGCAAGCTGACGGTGGCATTTGCTTAGATAGGGACAACGCTGCTAAGTTGGGCGTTTACATCCTTGAACTGGAACGCAAATGATTATCGAAGATGGCTTTTTGGTTTTTGCCAACGACAGACAAAAAGAAATAATCCAAGCCATCAATGAATACGGCGGCATACGACCTGCTGCTAGAGCGTTACAACTACACCACACCACCGTTGCAGACTCAATACGCATAGTAAGGCGTAAAGCCGCTATCAGCGGGTTTGCACCCGATAACGACATGGTTCGCGTGGTACCCGATCCGTTCATCGTACGCGGCATCAGCACCTACTATAATGCCGAGGGTAAAGCCGCCGGCCAGTGGGTCAAGTCACGAATTCAAGACGATAAACTAGAGCAAGTCATTAAAGACTTTGTGCTTACCCTTGCAGAAGGTGTATCAGGACTAGCACCCAGCATAGAAAAGCCAAAGTTATGTAGATCCGATGTGATGACAGTCATCCCTATGGGCGATCCGCATTTCGGACTTTACGCATGGCATGAAGACGCCGGTGATGACTTTGACTTGGACATTGCAGAAAAGCTAACGTGCGGTGCAATAGACAGGCTAATTGCAAGCTCCCCTGATTCAGAAACAGCGCTATTGCTTAACCTAGGCGATATGTTCCATGCGGATAACCAAAAGAACGTCACAAACTCAGGTCATCAATTAGACGTTGACGGTAGATGGGCTAAGGTTCAGCAAATCGGATTACGGGCAATAATATACTGCCTACAACAACTATTGAAAAAGCACGACAAAGTTATATTTAGAATCAACAAAGGCAACCATGACGGACATTCGTCTTATGCGCTGGCGTTAATGATTTCGTGCTATTTCAATAAAGAGCCACGCATGGAAGTAGACTTATCTCCGTCCGTATCTTGGTACTATAAGTTCGGTAAGGTCTTAATAGGGTCTACGCATGGCGATACTATCAGAGGTAAAGACATGATGTCTATCATGGCTGCGGATAAGCCAGTAGATTGGGGCGGCTCTAAATTTAGATATTGGTATGTCGGTCATGTACACCACAAGGAAGTAAAAGAGTATCATGGTGGAACGGTAGAGTATTTTAGAACTTTAGCTGCGCGGGATGCCTGGCACCAAGGGCAAGGTTATCGCGCTGGCCGAGACATGTGCGCTATCGTACTACATAAAGAACACGGCGAAATAGAACGCCACACTTGCGATATAGGAATGATTGATGCGAGCATTGCAAACACGTAATGAAGCAATACTAAATAACTGTAAAACGTATGCGGGAAGCCCGTGTAAAAACTGCGCTAATACGCTACGCTACGTTAACGGAAATAGTTGTATACATTGCTTGGCGGTCAGAGTTAGATCGGCAGCAAAAAAAGAATATGATAAGAATTATCACGTAACCCACGCTAAAAAGAAACTACAAGTGGCGCTTGAATGGAGTAAACTTAACCCGGACAAAAGGTCGGCCATTAGCTTTACTTACGATTCTAAAAGACGCGCCGTTAAAAAAGAAGGCGTAGGCGCTAAAGAACTATTTGCTTGGGTTAACAAACAGGAAAAGGTTTGTTATTGGTGCGACGTAGTGTGCGAGACTTCATACCACATAGACCATTATCATCCGTTATCTAAAGGTGGTAAGCATGAGTTGGATAATTTGGTAATAGCATGTTCATCATGCAACATAACAAAGAACGCAAAAGACCCTTATGAATTTGCTAAGTCTAAAGGCAGATTATTTTAACTCTGATATGTTGAGGTAGATATGGCTAAACGTACACCGGAAGAAATCTGTTACGACTTGTTAGGTCAGTCTATTGATGAAATTGAAGTCGACTACGACAACGAAATCATTGTCATCACCACTAGCATGGGTAGAATTGAATTTACTGGCGATGATCTAGCGATGTACGTTGAAACCGACAGATTTGACGGGTAAAGCTAAAAAACGACCTCACCAATCGCTGTATAACAGACGATTGATAAGGCGGTAATGCACTGATAGCCACGCATGTACAAAAACCTGTCATAAACGCAGGAAAGTAGCAAATCACGTATTCAAGCATGTTCAATTCGTAATTCATCAATATCTACCTCTATTTTTTTGTCGGACGGCAATTTTACCATAGCCGTGGTCGGAAAATGACCGCGAGACAAAATTTCGACAACACATTCACCTTTGTTCCACCATAACCATTTTGGTAATGTCATTTGTTCATTCATATTATTCTCCGTATTCCATTTGTAAAAGTAGTTCGCAATAGTGCATAGCTTTTTTAATGTCGTCAGCGCCGTTCTTCTTTTTGTGTCGGCAAACGTATTTGATAATGTTACCTTCTAAAAAGCTAAGATCGTTAGCGGTGATAAACTCGATAGGCTGAATTGCCATCTCAGCGTAGTGTGCGCCGCCTACTTGTTTTTGTAGCGCATCAGCATTAGATTTATTCATAGCCGCCGTCGCTGCATCAATCCATTCTTCTTCTATGTACATCTCTGTCATTCCGTCACTCATTGTTTGCTGCCTCCAATACTAAGTCTTCCACGCGGATCAGCGTGTCGTCTGATAATAGGTTTGATATGTCTTGCGTAGAGTCCGGCAGTTCTATTGACAGTATCTCTACATCGACGTCGTCAGGGCTGTCACCAGTACCGAAACCGTCTGAGTAACGCGTAATGTTTGCGTACACATCCAGCTCGATTCCGTATAGATTAATTGTATATATCATTTTGACACCCACATCCAAAACCTAGCCCACAAGCTAACTGGCTCGTATTCTTCTAAGGGTATCCAAGATGTTGAGTCTACGGTATTAAACTTGTAATGTTCTTCACTCCAAACTTCACGGTATCTATTCATGGTCGTATTGCCTCCTTAATTATTTCCACACGCTCACGCGCAGCGCGTAAGATGGTGTAGCGTTGATGTAATCGTTGTAACATTGAAATACGGCGCTCGGTTTGTCGCTCATGGTTTAGCAACTCCAGCACTTCTTCCTCTGTCTTGTCGTTAATGATAGCGTTCAATGAACGCCAGTTTAGTCTTTCCATTCCGTACTCCTTAATTGATAACGCTTTCACTATAAAACTTATCTTTACACTTGTCAATAATACTTTTACATTACTCAAAGTAGTGATCGCCCGTCGGGCCGTTCTGTCCTATCACATCGACGCGGGCCTCGTCCCAGGAGTCGTCCCAGTTAAGCGGGCAACCCGTAAAGGCGCACTCTTTTGTTGAAGCGAACGTCTTACCGCAGATGTTGCAGTTAGCGTCTTTCTTCCTAAAGATTGCGTCAAAGTTGTCTTCAAACTCTTTACTGTTTACACGGCTCTGTATCAAGTCGCCTGTGATGTCGTTATGTGCCGCCATCTTGTTTCTCCTTATGTACAATGTATTTATTTTGTTAGCTATGGTTTACACATTTAGTCTAAAACTAAACTAAAAGTGTAGACTTACGCAAACAATGCTCATGCTATGTGCTTCAAACCCAGTTGCGCCAACGGTTTTAAGCAAAGTCACTTACCGTATACCTTCTCTGCGTTCTCTTTCATCTTAGCTAAAATCAATAAAAACCGTAGTTCTTCCATCTCTGCTTCTGTCATAGTTACCCCCAATGTCTCCAAATGCCTGCAATAATATGTATGCAGGTTACTAACTCTACTACCCTAACGGCAAGTTGCCATTTACTCATACAGTCTTACCAATGTATGTAGCTTTAACATTGTTATTGAACTGCAATGTTACTTCACATTCTTTCCCTTTTGATGGGTACATCAGCATGTATAGCCCGTAACAAATGGAAAGAATACAAATTAACAGCAAAGTTGCTATCACCACGGTTGCACGATCTACGCTTGTATCTACGCTTTTATCACCGCAATCACACTTACGGCCTTGCTCACAATTTTGGTTACACGGCATCACTTTTCTCCCCTATTTCAACTATAGTAAACTTCTTTTTAGTATACCTTTCGGCAGCCTTCCGAGACATAAATACTGGCAATACCCCTACCATGCCACTAGCAAACTTTAAGTCTATTGGCGTAGGGGCGCCAAGCACTTTAATATCCGCTTTACTCTGTAAAGCCATTACTATGAACATGTGTTCTTATCCTTTAATGCTTGTTCAACAGCACGAACCACAGCACCAAACACGCCATCTTTTTCTTTGATGATTTTATCTATTTCATCATCCGTTAATCCTTGCCATTGATGAGGGTGGGTGTAGAGTGGAATGTCAGGTTGTTTTCTAGCGATACTATCGTAATTAAAAGTATTTTTATCGTTCCATCTCAATGATGGATAACCGCTATTGTTTTGATATATCCAAGCCACCATATTGCTTGGTTGTTCTAGTGCTTCTTTGCAAGCGTTAATTGCTATATCAATTTTAGAATTTAATTTATCAGCACCACAATTACATTCATCAGGTTGCCTGTCATCAGCACATCCATCCTCATGTTTTGGGCATGAATAGTATGTATCTTCACAATAAAAATGCTTTCGCCTTGCATTTTGTAATGTATCAATCGCCATCTTTAATGCTTCGTCTTTAGTCATTTTAACTCCTCCATTGCAACATCAGAAATAGCCCGCTTGTCATGCAAAGCCGCCCAAATACGTTCGTCTACTGTCTTGTTAGCTAACAGTATGTAGCACCACACGTCATGCGCTTGGCCACTGCGATGCAGACGGCCTATGGTTTGTTCGTACAACTCTAAACTCCACGGCAGTGAGAAGAACACAATCTTACAGCCACCGTGTTGTAAGTTTAGACCGTGGCCTGCTGACTTAGGGTGTATCAATAGTAGTTCAATCTCACCGTTATTCCAACGCTTGATGGCGTCAGGCTCGTCTATCGTCACGGCTTTAGGAAAGCGCTGCTTTAACTTTTTAAGTTCTGCCTGGAAGTTGTACACCACGATAGTGTTGTCGTGTTGGTTCTCGTCCAGTAAGTCTTCTAGCATGTCAAACTTATGAAAGCTCAACCACTTCGTCTCAGCGCTGTCTTCGGTGTCGTAGATAAAGCCTGACGACAACTGCTGTAGCTTGGACGTCAGCACGGCAGCGTTAACGGCAGTCAATGTTTTGCCGTCCAGCTCCATCACAAACGTCTTCTTAAAGTGTTCGTACTCTTGTCGGTTAGGCAACTCGCACCGCACCTCTACCGTGTGACATGGCGGTAACTTGTCGCTGTATTCGCCCGCCTTTAGCACATACGTGGCAGGCTTAATAATCTGCATCACGGTCTTAAGTGCGTCAGGGCGTGGCTTCCAGTCGTTAAAGTCTTTGTTCAGTAGCACAAAGTGTTGTTGTAAGAACGCGCCCTTGCTACGGCCTAACAAGGTTTGGTCTACTATCTTGCACTGGCCAAACACATCCTCTAAGCCGTTGCTAGTAAACGATCCGGTCAAGCCCCAGCGTATTGTAATCTTGTCCATCAGTTTAGCGATGGCTTTAAAGCGTTTGCCAGTAGGATTTTTCAGCCTAGTTAGCTCGTCAAACACCACGGCATCAAAGCCCTTTAATGACTCTAACGATTGCAAACTGTCGTAGTTTGTCACCACTACATTAGCGTCAGTCTTGAACGCATCCTGGCGTTGCTTCTGTGTGCCTACTGCCACAACAAGTGACAGGCGTGGCGCCCACTTAGGTTGCTCAACGGGCCACACGTCAGTGCAGACACGCTTAGGCGCAACCACTAGAAAGCGCTTAACAAGCCCCGCCTCGATAGCGTCCTGCATAGCTGTTAGCGTGATGGCCGTCTTACCTGCGCCCACAGGCGCAAGTATCATGGCACGGTCATGCTCGTATATAAAGTCAGCCGCGACTTCTTGGTAGGGACGTAGCTTTAGCCCAGTCATCAATGTCTTCCTTATTCCATAAACATGCGTACTTCTGATTAAGGCGTGTAACCTCTATTGCAAATACTTTTTGCAGTTCGGACAACTTACCGCCATCTGTTTTTATTTCCACAAACCACGTCTCACCGTTAGGCAAACACGCTACTCGATCCGCCACACCCCGATGCGCTGGGCTTGTGAACTTGTAGCTCTTACCGCCTAACTGCTCTACTACCTTCTTAAAATAGGCTTCAACTTGTTTTTCTAACATGCTTATCTCCCGTTGATGAATTAAATAATAACACAATAAAAAATATATTGACAACATTTATTTTTAAATGCTAAACTGCAATCTCAATAGGTAATCTAAAGGACAGTAAATGAAACATTCTTCTGTAGTTGGCGGCTCAACCGCTAAACGTGTTATTGCTTGCCCTGGCTCAGTCGCACTCTGCGACAAGATGCCTCCACGCCCTTCTAGTAAATACGCCGATGTAGGCACGTTGCTACATAATGTGATTGCAGACGTATTAGACAAAGGCTTTGCGCCTGAGCATTACCTTGGCACCACGTACGAAGACCAAGTGCTGACGCAAGAGCTAATAGACGACAAGATTAATCCTGCCTTGGCTGCGCTTGACGCCCTTGATCCTGACAAACAAATGGAGTATGCCGTAGAGACACGCGTAGGCTTTGGTGACTTCCTGCCTGACGTGTTCGGATCGACTGACTTCTTAGGCCGCATCGGTAACACTGCCTATGTATTAGATTGGAAGTTCGGTGACGGTGTAGCCGTTGAGGTAGAAGAAAACCCACAGCTGTTGTTCTATGCGGCTGCGGCCATGCGAACTAAAGACGTAGCGTGGGTGTTTGAGGGCGTTGATAAGATTGAGATGGTAATCGTGCAACCGCCTATGGTTAAACGCTGGCAAACGACGCCTGAGCGCGTCAAACAGTTTGAGAGTGAACTAGCCTTAGCTGTGCGCCTAGCGCAGTCAGACGACGCTAAACTATCGGCTGGCGACCATTGCCGTTGGTGTGCGGCCAAGCCTATCTGCCCTCAGATGACAGGTGCGGTTGATCGTGTGTTGCACACTAAACTTGATGCGTTGCCTGTGGCACAAATCGGTGTATACTTACAGAACGCTGACGTGCTAGAACAGTGGATAACTGATCTACGTGCGCTTGCGTTCCAATTATTAGAGACTGGTAAACCAGTCCCAGGTTACAAGCTAGTTGCCAAACGTGCGACTAGACAATGGGTAAATGAGACGGATGCCAAGGCAGCCCTGCTCAAGAGCCTACCCGAAACTGAAGTGATGGAGTCCTCACTAATCTCTCCAGCTAAAGCCGAGAAGGTGCTTAAAAAGCACGGTCTTACTTTACCGGAAGGAACTGTCGTCGCCATCTCGTCAGGTAGTACGCTGGCAAACGAGGATGACCCTCGCCCAGCTTTGTTGCAAATTGGTCAGCAATTAACCGCTGCCCTTAATAAAATAATCTAAAGGAAATTAATATGTCAAACGTAACAACTTTTTCACAAGCAAACCTTCCCGCCGTAGCCTCACTAAGCACAGCCCTTCGTTCATTAGAGAATGACGTTACGCCAGCAGGCGTTGCTATTCTTAAAATGGACAAGACTGGCCACTGGGTATACGGTGCTGATCAAACTGAAATCGAAGACGATTCAACTTGGGCAGTTAACCCTTTCTCATTCGTTCATGGCTTTATTGCTTGGGGCGACGGTGAAGTGTTAGGCGAGAAAATGGTATCGGTATCACAACCGTTACCTGAATT